ATTGCTTTTTTTGGGTGATATTTTCGATGATAGAAAATCAATTTCACATAGATCATTGGAGTTTAACCGAAAAACAATCATCGATCCCATTGTTAAGCTTGGATTGAGTGCAGACATCATTATTGGAAATCATGATGCCATGCATAAGAATACATTGACACCAAATGCCGTTAATGAGGTTTTTGGTAAAATACAAAACTTTAGAATTCCCGACCCAGCAATGACGGTCAACTACGATGGTGTTGATATTGATCTTATTTCTTGGATCTGTCGAGATAATCAATATGATATTATGGAGTTTGTCAAGAATTCGAAATCGAAGTACTGTTTTGGACATTTTGAATTGGTTGGATTTTACTTCTATACTGGCATGAAGTCCCACGGAATGGATCCACAATTTCTAACAAAGTATGATTATGTTGGTTCTGGACACTTCCATACTATCAACAGTAGTGGCAATGTATTTTACCTTGGTACACCATATACAATAACTGCGAATGATAACAATGAAATGCGTGGGTTTTGGGTTTTTGATACGGATGATATGATGAACCCACTATTTGTGCAAAATACGAAGACGTGGCATAGGAAGATAACATACCCATTGGCAGATGGTGAAGTTATTGATTATGATGAATATAATGACGTTAGGGTTGTTATCGACCTAAATGACAAAGAAGATGATGCCTTTAGGATTATCGAGAGTAATATTGAAAAGATATCAAATCGCGTTAAGGTTAATAATAATTACGTCATCAACAAAACCCGAGAGGCTTCGAGAATGGTTGATGATGGGGTTAAAAAGGACGGAACGATTTTAGACATTGCCTTTGAATATGTAAGTGGTAATGATTCGATAACGGATGATGACAAAAAGCAAATTATGAAAAAGTTTGAAATTCTTTATAATGATGCCATCAAGAAATCAGTACAGGAAGGTTAAATTTGCAACGGATTATATTTAAAGAACTATCGGTTCAAAATTTTTTATCGATAGGGGAAGATGGTTTGACCCTAAAATTGGACGACGTTAAATCAACACTTATTGTTGGTGATAATGGCGCTGGGAAAACTACAATCTTGGAAGCGATAACATTCGCTTTATATAATAGAACGTATAGAAAGTTGAAACAGGATCAAATTGTAAATTCTGTCACACAGAAAGATTGTGTGGTTAAATTTCGATTTTCTGTGGGTAACGATGAATATATTATTGTCCGAACATTAAAGGGTTCTAATGGCGTTGGTAATTCATTGACCATGTATCAAATGGGTGTGGATGGAAATTTCCATCAACTTGAGGATCTTGTAGGATCTGGCAATCAAGAGAGATTGGAAAGAATTTTCGGAATGAAATTTAATGTCTACAGACAACTAGTGGTTTTGGGAACGTCTGGGTATGAAGAGTTCATGCGATTATCTACACCAGAGAGAAAGAAACTCATCGAGAATATCTTGGGTCTCTTACTACTCGGTTATATGGACGAAGATAATAAAGGAATTGTCAAAAATTTAAATCTGAAAATAGATTCTATCGATTCGAAGATCACATCATTTATCGACGAGATAAAGCGAAGTGAAGAAATGATGAAACGTATCGAAGAAAATATTATCGAGAATAAAAACCAACTTAAAATCACGCAGGATAGACTTTCTGGCATCGCCATTGAGATAGATTCTCTTACTGATATAATCAGAAAGAAAGAGCAATATATGGCTGAAATGGTGGAATTAGAGCCTCCTATCGACATCCCAATGGAGGTTATGCGTAGTGAACATAAACAGATGTTTGACGATGCCAATAAAAAGATTTCTGAAAGGCGTATTAAGCTAAATGAAGTTATGGCAATGATCGACAACAGCTTGACATCGAAGAAGAGAGATGTTACAATTCTGTCTTCGGTTATAGAACGTTATAAGGAGGGTGGTAAATGTCCAAGTTGTAATCAATTGCTAAGTGAACATGATGATGAGCCAAAGAATATACAACTCATCATAAATGGGATCGATGATGAGATTTCAAAACTAAATGACAAGAAATTGGAGTTTGCACAAAAGGGAATTTTATTGAATGAAAAATCTGACCAAATAGCATTGAAGAGATCAAAACTTCAAGATAGCATCGACGCCAAAAACATTGAAATCAATAAATTGAATATTGAGGCGCGCGAAAAATATCGATCGGAGAATATGGTTTATGAGCGTGCTAAGTCAGAGATACACAGCGCTAAACAACAACTAAAAGTGTTGTTGCAGCGTAAAAATGAGTTGGAGGGTGATATCAAGTCACTTGAGAAACTTATAGAAAATGGTAACAGTGGGGATTTCATGACGGTTGGAGATATCCAATCAAAAATTGACAGTCTTGAGAGTGAGAAAATGAAACTCATGATGGACGTTTATCACCGTTCAATTATTACTACGATGTTGAAGGATAACGGAATCAAGAGTGACATTATCGATAGATACATTCCACTTTTCAATAAACTTGTTCAAGATTATCTCGATATATTGGGTGCGGATTACTTGTTTACTGTTGATAGTAATTTCAAAGAATCCATCCACTCTCGAGGTCGTGAAAAGTTCACATACGAATCGTTTTCACGTGGTGAACAGGCGAGAATTGATCTGTCCATACTTTTTGCATGGAGAGATATTATCAGTAAGGTATCGGGTTTTGATATGTCAATTTTATTTTTGGATGAGGTCTTTGATTCATCTACGGATAAGAACGGTGTCATTTATCTGAAAAGATTATTGAAAACGACGCAAAGTGACCAAACTATATTTTCGATATCTCATAAGGAACATGATCCCGAAGATTTCGATTCCATAATCAGAGTAACAAAACGAGGTCGCTTTTCTTACTACGAAAGAGAGTATTTGGAAAAGTGATAATATATTAATTTGTGGGTTATTACACTTAACCCACATTTTGTTTGGAGATATTTATTAATGAGTTTTAAGCTAAGTAAAAAGAGCATTGAAATTTTACAAAATTTGTCACAGGTTCACAATAAAATGATGCTTGTTGAGGGAAATGAACAGGCGTCATCCAATAAACTTGCACATGTTTATGCGACTGCTAAACTTCCAGATGCATTAGACTGTTCATTCGGTATGTTTGACATGAACGTTTTATTGGGTAAGTTTAGACTATTTGGCGATTCTCTCGAACTTGAATATAACGATTCGAATAAAACGATAACATTATTTGATGAATATTCTAGGGTTACAATCCCAACCGACTCCACTGAGTTGATTGCAAGCCCAATTATCGGGCGAGATATTGGTGTTGATCCATATGACATCGTATTCACTATGAATCGACAGAACATGAATAAAATGGTAGAATTCATGAAAGTTATGGGTACTGATACAATCGCGTTTGCTAAGCCAGACGATGATGACTTCATTAGAGTTGAGGGTTATATCTACGATAAGATGAAGGAAAATAAACTAAAAGGGTATGATTCCGAGCCCAACTGGTTTATTCGTTTGGAAGAATCGACTGTAGAGTCATTTAAATATTATGCCCGTCTCCCTGTTAGATTCTATGATGACGATTACACGGTTACAATTCGACAGTATTTGGGAACTCGTGGTAAATCGGATGGTAGAAATGCTAATCGTGTTCCTGCAATTCAATTTGAAGGCGAATACATTAGATACTTCATGGGTTACTTGGTAGAAAGTGAAAATCAAAAAGGATTACGAGATGTCAAATAAAATTAGTGTTTCTGAGGAACAATATCAATTAGATCATAAATATCGACCAACATCGATTGATGAAATCATTCTTCCAGAAGATTTCAAAAAGGCGTTTAAAGGTTATATTAAAAAGGGAAGTTTGCCGCATCTCTTACTCCATAGTTCAGAACCGGGAACTGGTAAAACAACAACGGCACGAGCTTTAGTTAATGATCTTGGGTTGGATCCAAGATCAGACTATCTATTTCTTCACGGTGATGACGTAAATCTCTCATTCATCCATAATGAACTTAGCAACTTTTGCATCAACGCCTCACCAACGGGAAAGAGAAGGGTTGTCATCATCGATGAATATGATCGACCAACATTAGGTGAGGCACAGAAAGCTATGCGCGGTGTGATTGATGAATTCTCCAATACGGTATCTTTTGTCATCACAGCAAATAACCCACAAAATATCCACAGTGCGTTACGAGATCGTTTGCATATGTTTAATTTTGGTATCACGACAGACGATGATAAGGAGAGAATGCAAATCGCATTTAGAGATAGAATGATGCAAATTTGCGAGCTCGAGGGAATTGAAGTTACCGACAAAAGAATTCTTTCGTATATCGTTCAGAACCACTTTCCTTATTTTAGAAAGTGCCTCACGCAATTATCAATGTATGCATTTTCGAATAATAATGTATTGGATGAAGGATTTTTAAAGAAGGTTATTAAACGAGAAAGATCTACGAAGGATGTGGTATCTATCCTCAGTTCGGAAAGAATTGATCGCGACGTTCTAATGTCGATCGCAAAATCAAATTCTGCGAACTCCAGTTTATTTTTGAATAATTTATACACGGACGTTAGTAAAATGATTGATGACGCGAGCCATGATAAATTAATCAAGATTTTGGGGGAAATGAACAAGACATGGAACATGGCCACAAATAAAGACCTACATTTATTTTATCTGTTGTATCAAATTGCTATTGGAGTAAAATGGAAAAGGGACTAAATACAGAGTCCATCAAATCTAACGGGGATGTCGAATATTTCGCATCTTCCCTGTTTGATGATGGCGAGGAAAGTGAGAGTGGTCTTAGTGTTGCCATTAGAACTGGGGACACTAAATATCTACACGACTATGCTTCCAAGTTTGAAGTGAAGGCGGATAACGAATTATTTTATATATTGGATAAAATAACAGTGAGGCGAGACCGAAATTTTGATGTTAGCACAGTCAAGTATAATAAGTTTATTATCGAAGAAATGCTATCAAGATCATCGGATTGTCTTCATGTTGTTATGACATTGAATGTTATTGGTGAAGGATTAACGAATCAACAACATTACGATTATCTAGTGAGGAATATTCCCGTCGGCCGAAAGAAATATCGAGATGGCACCAAGGAATATATGAGAGGGGATGCGAGAGAAGCTGTCGTTAGACTACTAATAATGTATGTCTATACATGCAACTACGACTTATCCCTCGAATATTACAATATCCTGAAAGTCAGGAAACGCATCGGTGAGTTTGTATGGAAGCATCGTGGGTATTTGATGTCACCAGAGGCAGATATTAAAGCCAAACGTTACATCAAACATAAAGATCAATTGCGAGAATATAACAACATCGTCGACGATCTTACTGGAGGTAAATTTGATCGAGATTACATTAAAGAGTGGGGATGATTTCTTAAAGATTAAAGAGACACTCACTAGAATTGGTATAGCCAATAAAAATGCACACAATCTTTACCAATCGTGCCATATTTTACACGATAAAGGAAAATATTATATATCACACTTTAAAGAGTTATTGGCTAAGGAAAGGGGTTGTGATGCCGTTCTGGATGAAGATGATATTGATAGAATGCACGTCATCACAAAACTTTTATGCGATTGGAAGTTATGTTCATCTAAGGACAAATTGAGAAGCGTGGATAGGCGAATCGTGTTATATATTATCAATCACAACGACAAGGGAAAGTGGAACCTTGTCCAAAAATTTAAAATGGGTGTGGATAATGATTAGTGGTAAAAAGGGTCAGTTTTTTACGAACATTGAGGTGATTGGAAATGAGATCATCGAAAGATACATAGATTTGGATGGGGTTGAAAAAATTCGTAGAACGGAATATCAACCAACATTATTTCTAAAAACTCCAGCGGAAACCGATTATAAGGACATTTACGGAAACTATTGCAAACCGAAAAAATTTAAAAATATCAAAGAGGCGAATCAATGGAGACGCTCATTTGATGAAGATGATGTTCTTGGTATGGACAACTTCCAATTGGCATACTTGTCTGATGTTTACCGCGACACAATCGATTACGACATGAGTAAAATTCGTGTTGCGATATTCGATATCGAGGTTACAACCGATGGGGAATTCCCATCACCATCTGAGGCTGAATTTCCGATTGATACAATAACAATATATGACACATTGGATGACAAAATATATGTTTTTGACTTGATCGAAGATTCCAAGAATAACGTTTTACCCGTGGAACCATGGAAACCAGATTTGGCAGACTTGGATCAGGAAACCTTAGACAAGGTCGAGTACATCACATTTACATGTAGTGATAAGCTGTTATTGACGTTTGTTGAGTATCTGAGAGTTAAGACACCTGCAATTCTGTCAGGTTGGAACAGTGAGGGATTCGATATTCCGTATATCATGAATAGATTAATCAAACGCTTCGGTGAGGATGTTGCGAACAAAATTTCACCATATAATGAAGTATGGAAGAAGAAGGGATACGATCAATTTGAGAAGGAATATACCTCATATTCTCCGAAAGGTTTTTCTCATTTGGACTATATGGACTTATACAAAGCATTTAGATTTAAGACACAACCATCTTATAAGTTGGAGTATGTTGCCCAAGAAGAAGTTGGTGTCGGTAAGGTTGAGTATATGGGTCCTATCCACACCCTCCGACGCGGTAACTATCTACCAGTAACTCTACCCGAGTTTGAAGGTGGTTGCGTTGATAAGATGCAGAAGTGGTTGAGGATAAAATATATCATCAACTACTTTAATGATCGTAGGACATTCTTTCCGAAATACACAAAATCTCTTATCAATTTCATGAAAATGGATAATGCTGAAGAAAATCCAGACAAACTTTTAGAAATATTCAATAAGATGTACGAAGATAGGAATATGGCAGTCGATGTTACACATGACGATCGTGCCAACTTATCAACGCTAAAGGGTCTCATCTTCAAGATGTATAGTAAAGTTTCACATAGAAAGTTTATTTCATATGCTATACAAGATGTTGCTGTTATTAAAAAAATGGATGATGCACTTTCATACTTCGAGCTGGTATTCGATATTGCATATTACGCAAAAATGCCAATCAGTGGTGTGATGAGTAAAATCCAAATATGGGATGCAATCATATTCAATTCGTTGAAGAAAAGAAAGATGGTTGTTCCAATGAAGGATGTTCCCGAACATAATGAAAGGATTGTCGGTGCGTTCGTTAAAGATCCCATTGTTGGGTTCTATAAGTATGTATTATCATTTGACTTGACATCATTATATCCAATGATAATGCTACAAGCGAACACATCACCAGAAAAATTGGTAGGAAGCTTTCCTCTACATCCACTAGCAGATTACATTAATAAAGTGGCTCCAAAGCCCAGTGAAGAGTATTCTTGTAGTCCAAACGGGTGGATGTATAAGAAAGATGAAATGGGAATTATCCCGTATGAAGTTTTGGAGGTTTTCAAACAAAGAAAGGCATTAAAGAAAGAGCAAAATCAGGCAGAACGAAATTACGAGATCATCGAAAAGATTGTTCGATCGAGAACTCATGATTTCATGGGAAATGTTGAGGATATAGATGTTGATGTCACATTAGAATTTGATGACGCCATCAAAAATAAACTCAATGAAGCTTCGACAAGCGTTCTGTTGAAGCTTGAAAAGAAATGTAAAACTATTGCGAAGACCAAAAACACCGGTCAATTGAATAGAAAGATTCTTATCAACTCAGCATATGGTGCCATGGCAAATAAATATTTCCGTTATATGGATTATCGAAACGCTTCGGCGATCACAATGTTTGGTCAGTTGATTATTCAATGGGGTGAAAGGAAAATCAACGAATATCTCAACAAAGTTTTGAAGACGGGTGACTTTAAATATGTATTCTACATCGATACAGACTCCGTTTATATAAATGTTGAGAATCTGGTGAATAAAGTCGGTTTGGACAAATTCAAAGACACCAATAGTTTGGTTGACTTTTTGGATCGATTCTCCGAAGAGAAGATTAAGCCTATGCTAGATGACGCATTCCAAGAGCTGGCCGAGTATATGAACAACTCAAAATCATATATGAATATGGATAGGGAAGTTATCGCTATGGCGGACATCAAATCGGAAGG